TATAGAATGCATATTTCTCTTTGTCACCACTCTCACCATATTTTTTTTCCAATGCTCTAAACTCAACCCTTTGTTTAAACCATAGGTCTAAGATATCAGGGATACAACCTACCTTATTGGTAGTGTAAAGAACTCCATTAGATGATATGGCGTATTTACTTTCATCCAATAACTTCTTAAGATTATCTTTTGTAATACTCTTATCTCCTAAAAAGAAAGTATCAATTTCACCTTTGATAAACTTTTGAGCATCCCAATTATCAATCTTACCAACTTTAGTTTCTGGTGAAATGTTAGTTGTCATAATGATTGATGGATATAGTGAAGTTAAATCCAAGTCATATATCCATTCGTACTTACCAACGATAGGTGCCTTCACATAAGCTCCAATGAATTTCTCTTGGTCATTATCTCTAAGTGCTTGCATCCTTTCTTGTCTATCGGCGGGTTTGTTAGGAGCTACAATGTTTCTTCTCTTAAGGTAACAAAGTAATGCACCCTCTAAGTATTTTGATGAGTAAACGAAATCTTCATACGGAACGTGTCCAGCGTGACATATACCTCTAGCAGTATCAATGAATTGTAACTTCTTATCCATATCAACAACCAATTGAACATCCACTAAGTTATACTCAATGAACTTTTCAATGTCATCTTTGAATAAATCATCTAAGTTACCAGCGTACTCAATTTTACCTCTACCTAATTCCTTCATCGCAATACTATCCAAACGATAGTTATCTAATTCCGAATAGGTGAAGTTCTTATATAGAGCAAGGTAATCTAAATAAGATACACCGGCCATATAGAATCTCTTACGATATGGAGACCAGAAACATTCACCTATTGGGCTTAGTCTATTAGCGTGCTTAACACCTAATAGTCTTTTAATACGATTATACAAATAAGGAGTATCGAAGTTATCAATATTCCAACCTGTTACGATTGTTGGATTGATATATTCGTAAAGTGAAAGATACTTCATACACATATCTCTCTCATCTGTGAAAGGAATTACAGTACGATTACCGGTCTTCTTCTCACTCATGTTACCAGCTTTATCCATAATCAAAACCCAATAATGGTCAGTAGCAGAATCATGTAAACCTATCGCAGTAAGTTCATTCTCTGCTTTCTCAACATCAGGCAAACCCGTATCCATTTCACACTCAATATCATAAGTAAGTGTAACGTGTCCTTCGGATGGAATATCTGAATCAGTATATGTATCAACCAAAACTCTAGTGGTTTCAGCTACATCTGATTCAAATAAATTTGGGTCATCCTTACTGAATTTAAAAATCTTTGTTAGTTTATCACCATATAACGAAGTGAAATCACCCCTATCTGCTTTTTCATAAGCATATCTAACATAAGGAAATGTTCTGTATCCTAACTTATCATCCCAAATGTGTACTAAATTCCTCTCTCTTTGATAATAAATATTTTGATACATCTATGCTTTTAATTTTATGTTTAATTGTTCTAACATCTTACCTTCATTTTTTGAAAGTTCTAATGCTCTTTCTATACTCTTAACCTCTCTATCCTTTCTATAATTATCGTCATCCAATATTTTATCCAACATTTCAAACAGGTCTTTTTTAAATTTAAAGAACAATCCATTTGGTTCTATTTCCTGATAACATAATGATTCTTGATATATCATTGGAGTGCCATTCATCAAACAATCTGTTGCCGATACACTCCATCCATAATTCGTTTGTCTCATCTGAATACCAACTTTACATTGTTGTAATCTACCATAGTACTCATGCTTTGGAAGTTTAGTTGAATCAATCCAACTATGTTCCGGCGTTCCTTTTAATTGAGGCACCCATACACTAAAATCTTGTCTTCGTTCTCTATATTCCTCCATCAATTTAATGAAAGTAGGGTATCCTTTATAAGCTGCTGCTCTATGATTGAATACTATAATATTTCGTTTTTCTTCCGATGCTGATTGTACTATATTTTGTTTTGGTAATCCCAAATTCCATACTACTAAAATATCATCTAGCTTTTTAACAAACTCATCGTTAAACCAAATCTTAGCTTCTTCCAATACTCTATTCTTTTGGTCTTGTGTATTAAGATAGCAAGTTTCCATTTGAGATATACCTAATAGTTCAATTGGCATCCATCTCCATTTATTTTTTCTATCCTCCGCATTACAGGTTTTCATTTCCCACCAATGGCAGTATCCAATAATCTTTGTATTGAAATCGTTTTTGTACCTACCAACTTGAGGCCAGTCAGGCAAATGTGAGTATATAACATCATACTCTAATGTTTCTAATAATCGATTAAAGTCGGGCGGATAGGTACGCATTTTAATCATATCGCCAGAGAAGGTTAAGATGTGCTGTTTTACATTTAGTAAATTTAGTTTCTTAACCGGCTCTGGTAATATAATATTCCAAAAGTATTCTCCGTGTTGCTCTAAACCTTTTATGTGATTATAGATAACATCAACGAATGAATCCTTTTCTATATTAGCGGAATTGGTGATATTAGGTATCACCAAAACACGCCTTGCTTCTTTACTTAATTGCCCTTCCCAAAATATACTCATTAATCTAAGTCGTTTACCATTGTAGTTGGCATCTCAATCAATTCAACCTTATATGGTTCTTTTTGAGATTCAGTAAGATGCCATTTTAGTTTTTTATATATTTGTGCACCCAACCCAGATTTCCAATTATCTTCCCAAGTTGTATTTTTATGATGTACAAGTATAACCAAACTACTCTTTCTTTTTAGTTTTTCTTCTTTTTGAAGTTCTGCACTTTCATATAAAGTGTTCCATATCGTATCCCATCTAAACATTGCTGATGATAGGGCTATACAAATTGTATTTGTATCTCTTGTTGCATACAATTCAACTTTCTTTTGAAGTCTCTTTTTGTTTTCAGGCTTATCATAATGAATCCACAATTTATTACTAGCTGCAAATTTGTTTGCTGCAATTTCTTCTTTTGCTTTATTAAGAATTCTAGTTATAGCTGCCTTTGCAAATCCACATTTTTCTAAGAAAACTTTATTACCATTGGAATTGTAAGGAGTACCAGATGTTTCAGATACACCAACAATATATTTAACAGCATCTGCTGGTGTCATTGATACCTTTTCTATTTCTGGCTTTTTATTTAGTAAGTTACTTACACCTTTTAGCTCTTGATTACTAAGTTTAGTATGATATTCAAATGGAATTCTCATAACAGGTACTTCGGTACAATGTTTTGAATCATGTGCTGCATCTAATGTATGGTTACCATCACCAACAACATCTTCACCCGCCATTCTACCTTCATATATAACTATTGGATTACACTTATGCGTATTACCATTTTCCTCATCAATCCTTTCTCTAATAGTTCTTCTATGTTCGGTATAATCTTCAGCTCGTACTTGTAATCTTTTTGTTTTGTAAACTTCGTTTACATCTTCCTTTGTTATTGGAAACTCTTTGTTAAGAATTTTATTTGTCAATTCTTCCATCTTATCAACATCAGGTTCTACATATTTGGGAGTTCCATTATATTTGTTGATATATTTATCATTTGTACGAGCTTTATTATCACTTAATATCTTATGCTCTTTTACTGTCATTTGTGCATAATCACCATATTCAAGAACTTCAAATTTAAGTTTAGTACCAGTTGCTGAAAATATTTTTTTGAAATCCTCATCAGTTGAAGAATGCCAATACCCATCACCAACATAACCTTTGTGAACACCAACATAAACTTTGTCTTTATATTCACCATTTAATACAGTGAATCTATATAAATACCCTTCATATACTTCAGGTACATTTCCCAATTCAACTTGTGATATTGATGGTGATTTTTCAAGGCTTTCTTTAAGCCATTCTTGATACTTTTCTTTTTTCATTTCTTTTAAGGTTTATAGTTTTAAATTTTGTTTATACACAAATATACGAAAAATATCCGAAATTGCAAAGAATTTTGGGTACTATTTTATAGGTTTTTTATAACTGATTGATTACCAATGAGTTATATATTACCAAAAATTTTCAGTACCTTCCGGCACTTCGTATGTAGTTAGATGGTGCACCACTTCTGTATTGTATGAAGCAGTATCTTTTGGATAAGGTCTGATTTCATGCTTTAATCGTTTCATCAAATCCTTCTTCTCTTTTTTATCTTGCGCAAGTATCTGAACATATCTATGCTTTGGTGGTTCTTCCCTTCTCCAAAACTCTTTATATCCTTGCTTACCTATTTCCATTTGTAAGTGTGCTAAGTTACCACTACCCCACATTGAGAATACAGTTCTACTATGAATCCATTGATATGGGTCTTTGTGTAATGATATACCCCAATTTGGCATCAATGCAATATCCGTAGATAACCCCTGATAAATCCAATTGGTAGCCTGATAGATACCTCCTAAGTGAGCTTGTCCATTATCGGCGTATGATAGTAATACTTTAATTGCCTTATCGTTTTCCTTTAACCATTTGAAAGATTGTCCTAATGCATAACTTTCGATATTAGAACCATAACCATCATCACAATACAATCGTGTCAATTCTAAAATGTTATCTTTGGTTAATCCTTCACAAATAGAAGTTGATGCCTTTGCTCCAACAGGAAACCCATAGATTAAACAACCTATAAGTTTATCACCATCGAATGTATTAGCATCTTCTGATTTGTAATATATTCCAATTGCATATCTACAAGCTGTCCAAGCATGCGTATAGTGTTTCTTTACAATTATATCTTTAGCGATACTCTTTGCTATTGGTGCTACATACACTTTAGATACATCACAATATTGTTTACCTTCTACTTTCATATTACCAATAGTTTTTATTATCTAATTTTTTACCTTCCTTCTTAACCTTCTTAGCTTTTTCTAATACGGAAAGTGATTTAGATAACTTAGCTTCTTTTTGTTGTTTTTGCATCATCTTATCATATCCAGCAGGAAATTTGTTCTCAACCGATATAGGTCCATTTGGAAATTTATCTAAATCATATTTCCATATTGATTCACTACCATCGGCATCTTTGTAAACTACTTCAAACTTTCTAGGTCTTTCGGTTGGTGCTTTAGATACTGCCATAATATTACAAATATACGAAATTAATTTGAGACTACCAAATCTATTGGGTCCATTTTATGAATTTCATCAATAATATCTAATTCTATTTTTGGGTATGGGAAGACCTCATGTTTAAGCGATTTTAAGAACGCCTTACGTTCCCTTTTGTCTTTGGTAAGAATATACACATATCGGTGCTTACGAGGTTCTCTCTTAATCCAGAATGGGCTTGTAACCATTGTCTGAATTATCTTTGGGTCATTCGTTCCATACTTCACATAAGAAGTCCGAGAATGATGCCATTCATCATCTTCACTCCATTTGAAAGACCAACTATCCGACCATCTGATTTTATTACCCTGATATATCCAATTGGTAGCTTGATATACCGTTCCTAAGTGTCCAGCGTTTGGGTCTGAATATGATATTAGGGCTTTAATACGAGGTACATTAGTTCTTAACCATTCGAAAGTCTGTCCAACGAACCAACTCTCAATGTTACTACCATATCCATCGAATACGAATAGTCGTGTTAATTCTAATACACCATCTCTAGGAAGTAATTCGGAAATTGATGCTCCAGCGTTTCTACCAACCGGGTCACCATAACAGGCAACCCCAACTAATTGTTCGTTTACACCACTAAAAAAATTATGCTCATCATCGGATATGTAAAACAACCCCAACGCATAGGATACCTTCGTCCATATCCCACTATAATGGTTATTGACAATGATATCCTTTGCGATGTTTTTGTTAATCTCTCTAATAGAAAATTTAGAGATATCACAGTATTGTTTACCTTCTACTTTCATAAGCTTCCGCTCCAAAATTCATTTAGATGTGCCCAAGTTTTACGTTGGATTATCTTCATTACATTGGCAGGCGAAACTTTATTGTTACGGGCAATCACCTTTATATTTCGGTGACCCATACTCCATAATCTTCTGATGTTTAGGACTTGCTCATCTGTCAACTTCGCGGCAGGATGAGTTTGCCCTCTTAAAATAGCCATGTAACCTTTATTAATTAATTTATTTATACTTTATGTTCGTTGATTTTATTTTCGTAAGCCATCTTTGAGTTTACTCCAATTAATCTATCAACTTCAACTCCATCTTTCACAAATACTACAGTTGGTACTGAACGTATTCCGTATTTAGATGCCTGTTCGTGGTCATTATCCACATCAATTGTTTCAAACACTACGTCTGAATATCCTGCTTTAATCCCTTCCATTACAGGTGCCAATGCTCTACAAGGACCACACCATACTGCTGAAAATCTTTTTACTTCTAACATCTTTTTTTATTTTAATTGTTTATCCTTCACAACTTACACAAGTTTCATCCATTGCCTTTGCTGCTATATCACCTCTCAATACTGATTCGGTTCTCATATAGTAAAGTGTTTTAACAC